CAAGACGGAAGATAGACCTGTTTTCTGGATGCCGATAACTTTCAACGGTGACACTTATGATTTGAGATTTACATTGAGTGACAGGAATGGGTTCTCCACCCCCGTCCTTCTCAATAGAAAATTCTTGCGTCTTGCAAATCTATCGGTCAATCCTGCTAAGACCTATGTGTTATCGGCAAAATAATTAGCCGAGCCTCGTCAGGATGCCGTCACAAAATCCCAATTCAATAGCTTGTTCGGGTCTGAGATAGGTATCTCTGTCAATGAGTTTCTGCACTTTCTCCGCGGAAGAAATCTTACTTCGTTTCGTAATCTCCTCTATCATCTGCCCTTGAAGGAATTTTATTTCCTCTGTGTTGATAATAATATCTGATACAGTTCCACCTGTGTTCATCTGGCTCATCTGATGGAACATCAACCGTGAATGTTTGGTCATAAATCGCCTACCGCAAGTGCCACAGATAAAGAGAAATGCTGCGGCTGACATTGCTTTTCCGAGGCAGATTGTCCTGATAGGCGTTATCATAATGTCCATAACATCGGTGATAGCAAACATACTGTCAACCTCACCACCATAACTGTCAAGGATTACTGTGACCTCTCTCATTGGATCCGAGCATTGATAGTCAAGAAGCATGGCTATAACATCTCTTGCCGTCTCACTATTGATCTCACCAAGAATATATATAAACCTGTCTCCCAGCGGCTGCTGTTGTTTATCTTTTTTAGGCGGGGATGGTTCCACGATTGTATCTACAATTTCTTTTATCTTTCTGTTTCTGGTTCGTTTAACATTTATTATCATTATTTTCCTCCGACATCAAAAAAAGAGCTCAGCGCTGCATCAGATGAACCATAGAGTAATTCTGTTTTTCCCATCGGCTCAAGCAATATTTTAATCTTACCGATGAAAAACTTGTCTATCATTTCGTTGTAGTCAATGGAGATTACTTTCTCAAATTCCTTTGGCCAGCGTAGAAAGGACATAACATCTATTCCTAATGAGTTTTTCTTGATATACACAACCTTTACTTTTGACCCACTATAAATATCCTCATATTTTTTTGTCAACTTCAACTGTTTCAAAAGGTTCCTGTAGTTATTTATACCTTTCAAATGGTAGGGTGTTCCCTTTATAACCTCCCCAGAGTGAACATATTTGTCAATATCGCTTGCTCCTATATTCAGAGCTATTTCCTCTGGATGTGATTTCTTGAGTTGTCTTTTATAATCTGTTATTTTGTTTACGACAACATCCTCTTGTTCGCCCCTCAATATCATATTCATAACATCCTTGAGCATTGGGCGGATTATCTCCGGCGTATCAGACCTGACAATCTCAAGACCTGTTACTTCGACCTTATCAACCGGGACACCTTCTTCGTTGATAGACCAATACGCATATTTCTTTTTCTTCACAAAGAGAGCGGTCTTAGCAATAATTTCCTGTTTGAATTTTATTCTAAAGTCCTCGACTACAGAGTTATAATTTTTCCTCTGTATTTCTCTATATGCATGGTCATTAACATAATCCTCTATTATGAGGGCAAGTTTCCTGACATAATGGATTTTCATATCATCAGATAGTTTTCTCCATTCAGGAATATGCTTATCGAAGAAACCCCCAGCATTTATGAAAAGGCTATCGGTGTCACCATACAATACAAAATCAATATTTTTATCTTCTTTGACCACTATTCTATCCTAAACAAATCTTCTGGAATTTCAAATTCATTTATAATTACTGTGTGCTTTTTCAAAATCCAATAATCGCCTCTCTTTTGTGCCGGATCCCAATTAGCCATTTCCCAGTAATTACTATTAAACCTATAATCACGCACAAGAAATTCACGGCCGATAAATCTTTCACCATACCAGCAATCGCCGCCGGTTTTTATTATTTTTACTCGTTTTATATCATTCATATCTTTTGCTTCATTTCGTTTAGCATTTCTACAATCTGATCATTCGGCTTGTTTAATAAATGATTGACCGCTCTCTCACCAGCTTTTATCGTCTGGCGGCCACAGGATGTAATCGCTTCCGATATATTCACATTGAAATATCTGGAATAGGGAACACTCGTAACACCAAAGATGGCATTGAGAATAATCTTGAGAGCGTTCTGAAAACTATCCTGTTGCATTATCTTTTCCTGTGTCGTTTTCAGATTTTCATCTCGTAAACTTGTCAAAGACTTTTTCATCTTTATCATCTTGCTCTTTACATCTTTTCTCTTGTCGAAAAGTTGTCTCTCTATGGCTGGGATGACGCCGGTTTGCTTGGTGGAGAAAATGGAGCCGCATGGCGCAACCGTTATAACTTTATTTTCCAACGCATCATTGAATGTATCAAGTCTCTTTCCTGAGAACAAAATCTTGGAACCATTATCCCTGAGAATGTGCATCTCAGGAAATTTCTTTTGTCTGACATACTGAATAACATTATCCTCGGTTATATCAAGTATTCTGCCGTAATAGGTTTCGGGTGACATATTCAATGTAATGATAGCGGACGGATAGGACGATGCGATATCAAGGTCAACAATCCAATCATACATTCCCTTGATGGGCTCTTTCACATACGCCGCCTCAAATGTTTCCTGTGTGCCACCAATAAACTTCGGTGCAACAAAACCATTCCTTCTGAAATAAGTCAACATCAATCCCTCGATGAGTTGTGTCATTGTGTGATAATATCTCATCGGCGATTTACAGAGAAGGGAGAGAGCTTGAACCTGTTTTATGTAACCAAGTTTATCCTCAAGCTGGGATGGCCTGAGTGCATCAATGACATTATACTCAACATACAGATCCCAGTTTTTCTCGTATAACTCCCTATGGTCTTTGTATTCAGATAAGTCAACCTTGCCTTTCTCCAGCTCATAATTGGAAACATATTCAAGAGAATATCTTTCGAGCTTCTCTGGAGCATACCATTTATACAAATCCAAATAATCCAAAATAGTAAGACCGGCTATATCAATGTTTATTTCTTCCCTTCTCCTGTCCTGACTTTCCCAAGTCCTGACGATTTTCACCGGTGACAATCGCTGATACATATCATCATTCCCAAAAACCTTCTTCGACCTGTTTATGATATAGGGTAAATCAAAAAACTGGACAGACCAGCCGGAAATAACATCACACGGAAATTTATGCATAAAGTTGAAAAATCTTCTCAGTAATGTTTCCTCATCACCACAATGAAAATATGTAAAGAATTTTTGGTCTTTATATTTTCCGTTATATGGTTTCTCACCAAAAGTGACAGCGGTATTCGTGGAGTTATCGTGAATGGTGATAAGACAAATTTCTTCTTTCGCTTCTCTCGTATCAGGAAAACCCACTTCCATTTTTATTTCGATATCTATAAAATAGGTTTTGAGTTTTGGCACTTCTATATCTATATCTGGAATACCGTGATATCTTTCCGCAAGAAATTGGATTTCCGGGCGAACTCTGTCCTCGAAAATATCCTGCTTTCCTTTTATCCAAATATTATAATCGGAATAATTTGTGAAGTGTCGTTTGCGAGCGGGATTGCCGTGGATTGTTTTTACACTTCCCTTTTCGTGAGGAATAAAAACATACGGCACCCACGGAATTTCCGTAAACATATTTTCACCTTTTATCTGTTCCCACAAATAAATGGTGGATGACCTTGCATCATAATAACTATTCTTGAACATTACTTTTTCCTAAATTTGTAAATGGGTTCTGTTTTCCATTCAGACCCACGGGCAAATACCGTTTGTATTTTTTCTGTATCTTTGCCTGATATATAGGCGATGAGCATCTTATACTCATCTGCTATTTCAAATCCGATTTCTTTAGCGATAGCTAAAGTACTATCGAGTATCGGGTATTTCTCTGATTTCTTTACACCGCCCACATTAGCGATATTCAAATAAAACAATCCGCCTTTTTGTAAGAATAAGTGTGTATTCTTTATCATACCATAAAGGAAACCTTTTGTCCATTCATCGTATGTCTTATATCGAATATACGATTGATCTGGGTCATCGTTATATCGTTCCTTGTCGAAGTATGGCGGAGATGTGAACGCTATATGTCCTTTTCCAATTCTTTCTTGAAAGCCTTTTGTAAGATGAATATCCTCAGCGGGCACAACATATTTCTTTACCTTCACTTTCAAATCTGGATTTACAAAATGCTTCCAGAAGTCGTATATCATTTTGAACCGTTCATGCGTAACCTTGTTTACATCGGTTCCAATGAAATCAATTTTCTTACCTGACAGGTAAAGATGAGAGCTGGCCGCAAACAACGAAATCAGTCTGGCTCCCCATCCCATACTGGGATCATAAACATAAAGTGTCTCATCCTCCGATTTCAATAATCCATCGAGATATATCCACTTTGCAATATGGGCCGGAAAATTGCTTGCTACTTGAACACCCCTCGTTATCTTCAAAACTTTTACCCACACGTGAAATATCGGTGAGTCGGGGTATTTGTAAAATGTTTTGAGGGCGTCATTGAATACAACCGCCCTCATAGCTCTGTGAAAATATTCCTTCCTCTCAAATAGATGAAACACTGTCTCGGGCCATTTGTTGCTTATCTTCGTCTCGGCAATTTCGGGAAACCAATGATTTATACCATTGGCCCATTTGTTGCTTTGACCGAAAAGATATTTGTTGTCACCTTCCCTAAAATAAAATCGAGAGACATCCATCATATTAAATTTTGTGAAGCCTCTCGCAATATCCACTACCGTCTTGCTACCCATCATTATCGGATGTTTATTGTTCTTGTATTCGTCGAGCGTCCATACTCGTATAAACTCCACCCAATTATAAAACTGTTCATCCGACATTTGTTTTATCTGGTTCCAAGT